TAGGCGGCGGCGGCGGCGGCGTCGGCGGCGTAGGCGGCGGCGGCGGCGGCGGCGGCGTAGGTGGCGGCGTAGGCGGCGGCGGCGGCGGCGGCGGCGGCGTCGGCGGTGGCGTAGGCGTCGCGAGCGTTCTTTTCAGTTGGATCCCGCTCGCAGAGATCGGCAAGAGTCAGAAGCTTGTCCTTGTGAAAGGTCTTGCACACGGATGCCGCCGCGCGAAGCGCCTGAGGCACGCTGGATTTGATCGCCAATAACACGACTCGTCGCGCGAATTCTTTCTCGTCCAATGCGCCCGCGCTCCCGAGCTGCGCCAGGGCAAGCCGACGCATACCGCGCGAACGAGCGATAGCTGACGACCAACGGGAGTCGTTGAGACGTACCTTGAGACGACGCAGGGCAGGCGCCACGCACGATGGGTTATCACCATGCGGCAATCCCATGGCGTAACACACCGCAGCCTCCACGCACATTCGACCTGGGGCAGGGTTACCCAGGCCTGTGACCAGGCCGGCATCCACTGTTTCTAAAACTTTACGTGCGATATCAATATTAATTTCCACTTTATTCTCCTGCGGGTTGACTAAGTGCATCGTATAGCGCTCTGGTCTGACGCTACGGCGATGAACTCAAAGCGGCCCTGTTGCGAGGATTGTCTTTGCGAGACTCTGTTCACGAAGACGCGCGGCTGTGAAGGCTTCATCCTTCAGGGTCTGCCATTCCAGCATGTTTAGTAACCCTGCACGGAATTTTTTATCCAACTTGGCCAATTCCCTCTTCAACTGCTTGTCCATTATCGTCTCCCGTTTAGTGCGTTGTTCGATGTGCGAGAGCTTACTCTAGTGTTTCACCGTTGTGCAACCTTTTTTTGCATCGGATACTGTGCTAGGGTTACCTAAATATGAAACAGTCACTTACGCCGCTACAGCGGCAGATCGAGAAATACATCGCCCAACGCCGCACGCTGAAAGAGGCGGCAATGGACTTAGGTATCAGCCGCGTCTATCTGTGGAGACTGCGTACAGGTGACCATGCAACGCCGAGCGAAAAGCTTTTGGAAAAGCTGGGGTTACGGCGAGTCGAGGAGATCAAGCCCCTATGAACCCCACTTTTGGGCGTTGGGGCGAATTCCCGCAAGACGCCACCCCTTCCCGATTGGGCCATGAATGCTTTTGCACGCAATTCTCCCTACCTACCGAAAATTAGGAAGGTAACACTATGAGACCTCAACTAACTGAAAAAGCGCAGCGGGAAATGGAGGAAGTATGGACTTTACGACGTGAAGCCCTAGCCATACTCCGTTTAGTTATTGCGGAGTGGGAATCTGATCCACAGTCAGTACAATGCTTCGACTTGCGCATAGTGGAGCGTGCCAAAGAAGTCTCTAGGCGGATTCGCAAACTAGACCCTCTGGATAACGTATGACCGTACGACGTATCCCAGGCTACGCTAAGCTCGTGCGTGAGCTATTAGACCCCTCGCGCCCCAAATACTCGGAAGCGATCAAGTCGTTTGCCGCGTTTGCGCTCGATGAGCGCATGTTCAAAGTGTTGGTGGCGCACTTAGACGATGCGTGTAGGGAAGCTAGTGCCCGCAAAACTCGTTAAGAAAGCCTGCAAGACTCTCAAAACCGCATGTGTGGAAGTGTGCAGTGACTTGCTTTTGGCCCGATAAGTGTTTGAAGTTAGGTTGCTAATGGGCTGCCTTCCACCAACTGCCTGAGGATTCCACGCTGCGGCGGAAGAAGGCTTGACGGCTAAGCTTCGCGGGGGCTAGCGTCACCAGACTTTCACAATTCAAAAAAGGACGACCCGCCCACTCCTGGTGCTGCCTCGAAACAGGCGGGGTCCCTATCACGCACGAGAAAACTCACACATGGCCAAGTTAACCGACGAGCGCATCGGTCGTCAATCTACCCTCGTTCGAAAAGTCAAGAGGAACGGCGCCGGCAATGGTGCCAATGGTCACGGGGAGCCTATTGCGCTCACCCCCGAAATCCGGACCGCGCTCGCAGTGGCTCGGGACTACCCCGTGTTCCCCTGTGACGGGGTCAGTAAGTCACCACTTACCAAGACAGGCTTCAAGGAGGCGACCCAGGACGCCGAGATCGTGGCCAGGTGGTGGCGTAGGTACCCCCAAGCCCTCATAGGGGTACCTACAGGCTCGGTAAGCGGTTTGGTGGCCATCGATTGCGACCCCAAGAGTGGCGACTGGTTCCAGAGGCATCGGGCGAAGCTTGGGACGTTCCGCATGCACTGCACGCGCCGCGGTAAGCACCTGCTGTACCAATATCCAGAGGGGTCCGGAATTCGGATCAGTAAAAGCTCTGACACCATCGATGTGCGGGGAGAGGGGGGGTATGTCGTGTGGTGGCCCGCCCATGGGGGTGAGGCATTCGGAGAGCTGGGTGAGTTACCGGGATGGTTATCGGAGTTATGTAAAAAGCTGGCGGGAGGTCGGGCGCCGAACAGCCAGGAAGGGGGGATTGCCCTGGAAGTCGAGAGTCGCGATGCGCGCAAGTTCAAAGAGGGGGGGAGAAACGATGCGTTGAGCGCGCGGGCATATCACTATCGCAAAATGGGCTTATCCACTCGCGAGATAGGACAAGCGCTGTTGCAATATGACTTGGAGCATTGCGAGCCCCCGTACCAACACACGGACGGTAAGGACAAGGTTCTCTACATTGCACGTAAGAAAAATAACGTATTGACGGAAGAGCAGGAGAAGCGTCAGGCGGACGAAGCTAAAGTGGAGTTGTTGAGTGCGGCGGATGTACCGGAGGAGCGTGTCGATTGGTTGTGGAAGGGGTTCCTTGCGCGCAATAAGCTGCATTTGTTGTCGGGAGCTGGCGGCTCGCTGAAGTCGACCTTGACGCTTGAAATGGCCAAAGTGGTTTCTACAGGGGGTGCGTGGCCCGATGGTACGCGGTGCCGGCGTGGCAACGTCATTCTCTGGACGGGTGAGGATGATTTGGGAGATACGGTAAAGCCTCGATTGAGGTTTGCAGGAGCTGATCAAACACGAGTGTATTTTGTCGATGAAGTAGATGAGAAAGGCAAGAAGCGCGCTTTCAACCCTGCGGTCGACATGGAGAAGCTGAGCCGGGCCTGTGCGCAGCTGGGGGAGGTTTCGCTCGTCATCATCGACCCCGCTATTTCGGTTGTGCAACGGGATTCAAACTCCGCTGCGGAAGTACGCAAGGGGCTGGACTCCCTCATTGCGCTCGGCAGGAAGCACAAGGCCGCTGTGTTGGGTATTCATCACGTTAACAAGGGCAGTAAGGGGAAGACTCCAGGCGAGCGCGTTACGGGAAGCGGTGCGTGGACGCAGGCTCCTCGATTGTCATTGATGGTAGGTGCGATCGATGCGGGAGACGACAAGGTGCCCAACCGCTGGGTGTTCTTTTGCGAGAAGACGCAAGGCCGAGGGCGTGGGGTCGGGTATGAATATACATTTGAGGAGGAGACGAAGACCGAGTTGACACGCATCGCGTGGGGTAGAAGGTTAGAGGGTAGCCCGCAGTCGATTCTCGCGGAAGCCGAAGGCACGGAAGGCGAGGGCTCCAAGATTGCAATCGCGGTTAAATTCTTGAAAAAGCTTCTGTCCAAAGGCTCAGTTAATAACTGGGAAATACATAAACAAGCCGAAGATGCGGGTATTCGAGGGATAACTTTGACCCGGGCGGCTGCTGAATTGAAAGTAATAAAGCTAAAAGCAGGTAAGAACTCGTTTAGGTGGGCGTTACCTGAAGAAGATGAAGACGCCTCACGTATACCTACGTAGGTGATCGTTGGAAGGGGTTTATGCTGTATTTACCGTATTTCACCATCAATCACATATTGATCGTTGGTGTGATCGCTGGTAAAAGCATATATACTCACCAACGATCATACCACCGTTCTATATGTGATCGATGGTGGAATACTATTTTTTATATATTAAAACCATTCAAACGATCATTTAGGGTGTGCATACATGCGCGCGAGGGTAAGATGATGAAAACCAAAAGAAAAATAAATGTACTTTTCGGGGCTCCACGGGGATTAATAGCGAAGCTGGATAAGCTGGCCACTAAACGGCGTATGACGCGTTCAAAGCTTATACGAACCGCTATACGCCAATTTTTGCTTAACCCCGAAGTACAAGAGGAAATAACTCCAAAGCCGCTACGTAGAACCGCCAGGGTTATTGAGGTAGAACAGTGGTTTCTTTCTACGATGCAGGAATACGGTAATCAGATGCGCAGCGCAGAGATGTGTCGGGAGGCGATTAAAGCCGGTATAGGGTGGGGCAGTTTAACGCCGGTAAGAGCTACCTTACGCAAACAGGGTAGACTTCAACGGCCGGTCGATTGTGTGCGGGAGCCTTGGAGACTTCTCTGGTAGATGACTATATACATAAACCGCTATGTGTATTAACGATAATAGGATGAAACCAACATGAATAAACCACCGTTATTTTATATTTGTCCCAAGCATGGCGTAGGAGAAACCGCATTAGGCTATGGTTCTATGAAGGATGCGCGTAAAACACCATGTCTCGTATGCACTAAAGAAAACGATCGTCGCGCTATGGATGTAGCTACTACATTAACTCGCTATGGATGTAGCTACTACATTAACTCGCTAAAGCAGGATGCGGAGCGCTATAGCAAGCTGCGTGCGCCCAGGGCGGAGCTGTCTGTAGTGGAGCAAGATACTGTCTCGGGTTGGGTTGTTAAGTATCACAGTAAGCAGCTAGACGAAGTCGTCGACAACCTACTAGCACCTAAAACCTAACACTATGTACAAATACCTATTAAGGGAGTAAGGTGCAGGTGACGATTGAGTTTTAACTAATGCTAATAGGACGAACATGAAAGCCGATAATAGATACGATGCTGACTATTCCGTGGTCTCAAGCCTGATGCTGCTCCTATCGAGGAGTGACGCCAACCAACACGAGCAGTTCGCTGGAGGGTTGAGCAGCTTTTGGGCCGTCGTGCGAAATAGTATGCCCAAAGAGTTACGAGATACCCCGTGCGCTTGCGTGCTGCAGCTGTACTTCCAGTATCACGGCGACTTACGCAAAGCGATTGCGGATTGTGAAGCGCTGTTGGTGAGCAAGGTCGGGTACGAAGCTCACCGAGACCACATGGACCGCGTCAGGGGCCAGGTAGGGGCTGTAGGGGAGGTTTTTGATCTGCTCCACGCCCTCAAGGAGCGCAAAGCGTGAAGGCCTTGCCTAAGCCTTCTGTGATGCGCCTGACGCCGCGTCGACTGGAGGTCCTGAAGCTCGTGTGCCAGGGGTACTCAACCAAGAAGATCGCAGAACTGCTGGGGATCGCGCCTAATACCGTGGGCTGTCACCGGGACGCGCTGCGTGAAATATCGGGTACCCACAATGCGGTGCAGTTGGTACAGTGGGCCAGCACGCTTCAAACGAAGAGGCGTTAACGTGAATCGACAGAAGATGTTCGTTCACGGTGCGGGCGGCTCAGTGACGATAATGGGCCATTCCGTGAGCGGCGAAGATTACTCCATTGAGATTACGCACCCGGCGCTCGCCCGCCGCTGGGTTAAGGTGCTAACGCGGCGGAAGTGGCGCCGTAAAGGTATGGGCGTGCAGGTGTATCAACGTAAACCCAAAAAGGTAACAATATGAAAATAATCAAACCCGGTATCGAGCCCGCAGAGAGGGTGTTTCAGGTGACTTGTCGTGATTGCGAATGCGAGTTTGCATTCAAGCGCAAGGAGGCGAATATGACTACTGACCGGCGGGACGGCGACTTTTTGAGTATTAATTGTCCAACTTGCTTTAGAACAGTAACGGTTTTTTTATGAAAAAATGCGCTATACATAAACGCCCGTTAGGTCAAGGGGGGTGTAAAGCGTGTTTGAAAAGATGGTTTACACGTTATCGGGTCAAGGACAGCCCGTTGCGGGTGTCGGACGAGGAAGCCTCGCGCCAGTTATTGCTTTGGCTGCGCTCCCGCGGCTTGTTCACTAACTGGGTAGTTTGACACCTCAACCTCGATAGGGAATAATCCCGTCACGCCCGGTTCGACACTCCCTCGGGCGCTTCACGTTCGTCCATACGTTCTCGCCCGCACTGCCTCAACCCGGCTGCGGGCGTTTTTTTGTATACTGTCCTTGGCGGAGGTCGCCGGTTCGAATCCGGCCGCTGCTAGGGTTACCCCATGCACAGCGTAGCTCAGAGGGAGAGCACCGCCTCTTCGCCATATTTGCAAAAGCTTGAGCTTCTGGTACCTTCCGGCACGTTTGACGTGAGACGAACGCATTGCCCGCACGTAAGGTCAAGAGGCTCAAACGAGGTCCCACCAAGGTAACGCGCAAAAAACCGCCCAAAAGCGACGGTAAGCCCGTACAGGACACCCCGCCGAAGCGCCCGACGCAGTACACCCCCCAATTGGGTGAACGCCTCCTGGAGCGCATGGCGAACGGCGTGACCGCTACGGAAATATGTCGCGACCCGACTATGCCCACCTGGGGCGTGCTCAAGCGGTGGGAGCGTGACTACCCGGACTTCGGACGGCGCTATGAGACCGCGCGCAGGCAATGCTGCGAGTACATGACGGATGAGATCATCACGATTGCGGACAACGCGGCGAATGATTACATCCAGCGATCGACGGGCGGCTTAGTCTTCAACCGCGAAGGCTTTGAGCGCTCACGGCTGCGTATCGACTCGAGAAAGTGGACGGCGAGCAAGGTGCTGCGTCACGTGTATGGCGATAAGAGCGAGGTTGACTTGCGTACGCCTGATGGGCTCAACGTGAAGGTGGAAGAGCGCAATGCGCTCATCGATGCGCTGTGCAAGTTAGTGCAGCCTAAGGTGGACGGTAAGACGAAACCCGACGTGGAGGACGAACCGCGTGAACGTTGAAGACGGCGCAGTGATACTTGGCATTCACGATATTGCACACTATGGACCAGGCGCTTTACAGCGTGTCCGTGAGGACCATTGGGGGCGTACTAGTTGGTTGACTAAGGCCCTTGCCTACTGCTACGAAGATTGGTGCGCGCAGCAACGCATGGACGATGACGGCATGCGCAATTCAAGGTTGACTACGTGAATAACACAACGCTAGTTAGTTTCGGGTTGGGAGTGATCGCAGGTATTTGCCTAGGCAGCGCCGGCGCCATTGCGGGTGTGATGGCACACGATGCGCTACGCGCTAAATGGTTACGCTACCAATATCGACGTGCGTATCGTCGGTTCCTTGCGCGTATCCCCACTAACGTTCGTGCCGAGCTGTCCCCAGGCGCGTTAGACGCCATACTGAGGGAAGAGTTGTGGGACGACCCTCCGCCGGCAAACGATGTTGTGATGCGATTCAGTCCCGCCAATAAGCCGAGGCGCGCGTGACCAATGCGAAGCAACGCGTAGTGTCCCCTGCATTTCTTGCCTTTCGCGCAGCAATGAAGCGCGCGTTCGTGGATCCAGCTATTGCGCCGAGTATTCCTCCAGGTATCCGTGCTGAGGTTGAGCCCGCACTGCTTAAGGACGTTTCCACGTGGGACCACGTTAATGACAAGTCGATTGAGAACGCGCTCAAATGGGCTCTGAAGTACCTATGACTGTCACCGAAGGAGCCTTGTTGTTATCTGCCGGCGCTTCTATGCTGAGTGCGGTAGCTGGCTCCATCGGGATTATTATCTCTTCACGCAATGGGCGTAAGTTGGATTCAACTATTAGTAACGTTAGTAAGATAGAGATAGCCACTAACAGTATGAAGGATGCGCTTGTCGCGTCGACCGCTAAAGCGTCCCATGCGGAGGGCGTAGCGGAAGGCCGCGCTTCCCTAGCGCCGCTGCATAAAACTTCATGAAACCCGTACTTGGAGCGATGGTTACAGAGCAGCTAGCCTTGTTCGTTGCGGATTGCCATCGAACAGGGGATTTTTGGCTAAATGGGGAAGGGGAGTGGACTTATAAACCTCGGGGCAGGTTTGGGCACTCCGCATTGGCACTGCGTGCTTTGGCCGACGAAGTCGATAGGTTGAATATGCCCAAGGAGCCTGTAGGGTGACGCCGCAAGTTATGCGCTTTACAGCGTATTTTTGGTTTATGGGGTGGGATTGCCTACAGCTAGGTATACACGTTTGCCTATCTCTACCTAACATTGAAATACATATTCCGTTTGGGTTCATTCGCATTGGACGTGAGCCGACTTATAAACCTCCACAGTGGCGGGTAGCCCGGTGGAGCCCTAAAGCTATTGGAGTGGGGTTGATAGCATGATTATCATCGATGTAGAAATTGAGAAAGCGATACTCGGGCGTGACGAAACCCCGATCGAAGGTATTGAGTACTGTGGGGGTTGGCGTGATTTCGAAGGCATGGGAGTTAGCGTTGTTTGCACCTATGACATTACTACACACCTCTCGCGTTGCTTTCTCAAGGAAGACTTTAACTCGCTGGCTGAATACCTCCACGGTAAGTATACTGCTGGATTCAATACGAAGCGCTTTGATATACCCCTACTCGCGACACACGATGTTGACGTTACGGTATGTGGCCCGCATTACGATATCCTGGAGGAGATCTGGTTTGCCCTAGGCTTGGACCCAGACAAGTTCTACTACAAGACGCACGGCGGTTGGGGTCTGGATGCAGTGTGCAAAGCGACTCTCGGTATCGCTAAGACAGGTAATGGCGCATTGGCGCCGGTGTGGTGGCAGCAAGGCAAGCGCGGCAAGGTTGTGGATTACTGCCTTAACGACGTCTGGATGGAAGGCTTTCTATTGCAGTGGATTATAGATAACGGCGTTGTGGCCAACGGCACTAATCAGGTACGCGTCAAGCGCCCGCAGGGGCAGATAGGGGCCACGTTCGATCGCGCGTTGTGTGGGGGTAATTACGAAGAGCTACCTATAAAGTTGTATGGGCTTAGCTCAGAACACCCTCCGGAAGAGCAAGGCGCAGCTCCTGAGCGCGCCCCAGGCGGCTTAGGGATTATTCGTTAAAGGACACTATGAAACACTTTGCTTTCTTTCTACTCTGCGTATTAGCGGTGTCGACTGCTCCCGCTTACGCAGCCAAGATGCACGTTACCTGGACGCCGCCAACGCAGAACACCGACGGCACACCGCTAACGGATCTAACAGGCTACCGTATCGAATGGGGTTCGTGCAATGCGGATGGCTCGTTTGGCACGTACCAAGCCGGTATTAACGTCGCAATGACGGCCACGGCCGCATGGATCTATCCTACGGGGTTGAACCCCGTGTGCGTGCGCGCTTTCTCGATCAACTCGGCCAATCTTTTGTCCCCGGCAGTCTTTGCTTCGGGCACCCCAAAACCTACGCTTTCTAAACCGACTCAGCTCAACTAAAGGAGAGTCTCTTGTCAAAACCCGTCCCTCTGAAGGATTTCGGCGTACCCGTCCCTAGCCCTGCACCTGCGACGACGTGCAGCTTGGTGGTCTACTATGGACCTACCCCGATGACGCCGGCCTATACGCCCGTAGCGCCGAATGGCCGCATCGTGGCGGGGCTTATCCCGTCATTGACTGTGAAGACCGTCAACGGGGTTGCGTACTACGATGACCCGATTTCGTCAGAGCTGCCGCAGAACATTGCGAATGGCTCCTACGACTTCTCGTTCACGATCATGGATGCGAACGGCGCCGAGGGTGATTTCTCCCCCCTCATTACGGCCGTGGTGGATACCGTGGTCCCTCCGAAGCTCGGGCAGCCTATCGAGTTAACCTGATCGCGAAGGCACTCGCTGCGTTGACCGAGCTAAAAACAAGCTTGCAACAAGACCTGTAGAGAATACTGGCGACGCTGTTAGTGGCGTCGCTCAGTCAAAGGACGAACATGACTGAAGAAGGCACGGCGCCGAAAGTTGAAATAGTACACGTCGAGCAACTGATAGCGCTTGAGTGTTATACGACAGGGGACCAGATAGGTACGGATGTGATCGGGCCTGCTTACATCGAGGGCGTAGAGGCTGAATTGGAGCGTCTTACCCTGTGTGTGTTGGTATTAAAGAACGGCTTCACGGTGACCGGGGAAGCGGTGTGCGTGAGCCGCGCCAGTTTCAACGCAGAAGTGGGGCGTAAGCTTGCGAAGGAAGACGCTATTCGCAAGGCGCAGATGTTGGAAGGCTACTTGCTGAAAGAGCGCTTGCACCGAGACGCTATTAACCGCTCCAGTGGGGGCGGTGACTTTGGAGACTCGTAATGCACCCTGTATTCAGGGAAGCACCCCGCAAAGGCCCAAAGTTGGGTAAGCGCCAACGTCGCGCAGTCATCCGCGTGCGACACGTAGTTGCGGTGGTGAAGTTTATTAGGTGGGCGTACAAAACCAATAGGTTACCTGCCCCTACATTGGGAGATCGCCCCTGGTGTACTTCGGAGTGGCACCAATGGCACGCGTTGGGATGTCCGTGAGACTGCGGCAAGAATATCAGGTAGTTGAGATACCGAATGACGGCGATCCACGTTGGCAGGAGTTACTACGTAACCACCTTACTCAAGTGGTGTTGAAGTATGCTCCATTGCCAGACTGCTCTGTAGAGGATATGGAGTGCGCGTTTATTGTTAGAGAGATGAACCCGAATGGGTACACGGAAATAACTTACTTGTTCGATAAGAAATACGGGCCGCGGTTGTCTGCTGCGTTTACAGACGAAGTATGTAGTCGCTTAGAAAAAGTCGACGCGTATTGCCTTGCACACCCTGAATTGAATGCGCTACAGATAGTTGAAAAGCTGGAGCGCAGAGAGATACCGTTATGAATCGCAAGGGGCGCGCCAAGTTGAATAATAAGATTGCCCGCGTAAAACGTGAGCGCGCTTCGTGTCCACAAGAGGGTAAAGTATTCCCGGAAGGCTCGACAACATGCGATACGTGCGGTGAACAGCTGGTGCAAGGTCGTGTAGTAGCGCTAGTCGTTGAGGACTGCGCTAGAGAGAAGTTGCATTGATGAGCGAACCTGTTGTGCATAATTTTGACGCTGACTGCTTACCCGAAGAGCACCCCTGGGCGCATAAGACCGTTCTGTGTGGGCACTGTGCGCAAATGGTCCACGCGTTTAATAACGAATGCATGCAGCCTTGGGTAGAGTGGAACGGCAAGGTTTTATGTGCGGATTGTGCCCAAAGTAATTCAGGTAGCTTCGACGCGTTTGACGCTTTAGCTAGTTGTCATACGTCCGTGCACGATGACTAGGCGTAACGGCATATACCCTCTTGATGACCAGCTCGCAGAGCGGGCGCGGTCGAAGCGTGCGTTCGATCTGTACGAAGAGCGTATCGAGTACGACGAGTTGAAAGACCTTCGTGGCCAGTCTACGTACTTCACGCTCAACAAGATGTCCCTGGAAATGGCTGCGCGGGGTGTAGGGCCATCCTTCATTTATAACTTGTACGTGCATACCATTCGACTTTTTCAAGCGCGCAATGTGGTGCACGGGATTATTGCGCATGTCAAGTCAAACCCTTTCGCGCCCCACGTTAATATTGTGGAGTGCCCGTTGTTGGACGAGTCGGAATGGGTGTTGGAAGCTAACGATAAGAGAGTTGGGAGCACGATGCCGTGAAGCCGCGCATTTGGTTTCAGTGGGGCTATTGGTGGTGTGCATATTTCCAAGTACTACATTGCCGTAAAATTGTATTTAGTACAGTTGGGGTAGGTAATACGCCCAAACGGGCTTATGATAGTTGGGCTATTTGGAGTTATGCGTCGTGACGGATAAGAGCATTAGTCTAGGCGACCTTGCCGCGAGGCGGGGTACTGCTCCACAGACTACAGCTAGGAAGCAGTCTAGTAACTGCCGTAATCCAGAATGTCAAAGCGGTATGACCCCCGGAGCGGTAGCCTCGGGCGGGGGCAAGAATGGCGCCCCTCTGTACGGTCCTGGGGGCGTCGGCGCTTCCCGATTGATGCGCTGGGGGTGGGTGCAGTGCCTAGCCTGCAATCCGTCCGCAAAAGCCCCGTATCGCGCTTTGAACCTGTCCGAGGGTGAGATGGCCCGACGTGCGGAGTGGGCGAATTCTAAAGCCCCTTACGTGATCGAGGAGCGACGCCCGGTACCCAGGCCCCAAGGTACCCTCGGGCTGCCGAACGCCACTCATGTCGACTCAGGCAAGCTCACAGAGCTAATGGAGCAGAATAAGAAGCTGGGCGAACGCTTGGACGAGGTGCTCAAGCAGAATGCTCAGATGACGGAAGCCATGTCGCGCATGACAATGCAGCTCGCAGCGCTTCTTGAAGATAACGCCAAACTACGTAAAGTAACTGAACACAACACTGAGGTGAAATGATGCCTAACTTAGAGACGATTATCCCTGACATGATTGAGTCCATGGAGCAGAGTGCGCATAAACTGCGTAGGTTTAAGTTGGTAACGCCTGTACCGCTAGGGGGGATTCGCGCGTTGGAACTTTCTATTGCACAGGTAGCACAAGAAGTCGACGCGTTAGTAGGGAGCAGTACAGTAGGCAGCGACGGTGATCCGGATAGCGGTCAGTGCCGTGAAGACGCCTGAAGAGTGGGTAGCATTTGCGCAGCGTCATGGAATAGAGTGGGAGATTGGTCCCTCTAAGCCATACGACCAACATGATAACTTATACGATACACACATTTGGCCAGAAGACGATGACGAGAAGTTACTGAAACGTCTGCAGGGGTCGAAGTACGTCATCGTGCGCATGTTCCCACACCCGACCGGAAAAGGCTTGGTACGTATGCGGTTCACGGATTACCCGGAGAAGCCGAAGTGAGCTTTTCACAGACCTTCGCGTATGCAGTAGCTCGCGCGGTCGATGTTGCAACCGCGTCAGTCTTCACACACGAGACCGATTGCACTATTTCGTCTTTGTGTGACGTAGCACTTGAGAAAAATACGGAGCCGTTTCTCCAGAAGTTGGGTCACGTGTTGAATCGTATACAGAAAGGGCACACTGCTGAAGCTCGCGCCTCGGATATCGCCAAGGCTAAAGCCATTATTGCCTTTTTGGGTTGATGTTATGCAGGTGTACGTTATTACTTGCTCGGTTAACGGTAAGAGGTACGTAGGGGTAACTTCCAGAGCCGACAGATTCAGTACACACTGCCGTAATGCCCTGACAGGGCGTTCGGGGGCGTTATATAACGCTATACGTAAGTATGGTGAGGGGGGGTTTACCTATAGCACTCTGTGTCGTTGCACTAATGTCAAAACAGCTAAGCTATTAGAACAAAAATACATTAAGAAACTAAACACCCGTGCGCCCTACGGGTACAACTTGACTAATGGCGGTGATGGCTTAGTGGGGCTTAAACATGCTCGTAAGACTCGGCGCGTTATGGCTGAGATCCACACAGAACGCCAAAAAGACCCCGAGTTGCGCGCTAGGACTTCTTGTGCGATGAAAGCGTATAAAAAGACACCCGAGCATCGTGCCAAAATAGCTGCGGCGCTTACGGGTAGAAAACTATCCGCAGCCACTCGGGCGAAGATATCTAGTAAGTTAACAGGGCGTAAGCAGTCGCTGGAGACTAAGTTAAAGCGAGCAGCAACGTTGCGTAGTGTAGGTCACCGACCTTCTGTGGAAGCCAGTAGGGCGTATTGGAAAGGACGGCCAAAAAGCACTGCGCAACGCGCTAAATTGTCTCAAGCATTGCAAGGTAGGAAAGCCCCCGAGAAGACCCGCTTAACTTTATTGGAGTGGGCACGAAAGCCTAAGTCGTTGTCCCATAGACTGGCTATAAGTGCTGTGCATAGAGCTAGGGCTGTTAATAAACTAACTGCTTAGACATGGGCGCAGTTGAACTTATCGATTTTAGTAACCCCGGCACGTTGCGGCAATCGCTAGCTATTTTAACCGACGAAGATCTGCAATTTCTGCACGCAGAGTTGCTATGGCGTAGTATTGCGCGGGTCAAACAGATTCCACAAACGGACGATTGGGACTTCTTCGGTATTAAGTCAGGTAGAGGATTTGGCAAGACGTTAAGCGGGGCTAAATGGATTTTTGGTAAAGCATCGCGGGACCCTAATAGTTATAACTTTGTAGTGGCTCCTACTCACGAAGATTTAATAAATACCTGTTTCTATGGCCCGGCTGGATTGCACGGTAGTTATGTTGATCCTACAACAAAACAATCATACCCGATAATACCGCCGGGGTTAATAAAAGCCGCCACTAAATCCCCCCCAGAGATCATTTTATGGAATGGAGCGCGCATTCAGGGGCTATCCGCACAAGAGCCTGAAAGGTTGCGCGGGCGCCAGTGTGCGCGTTTTTGGGCCGATGAAATAGCGTCTTGGCGATACGGTGAGCGCGCTTGGGACAACTTGATATTCGGTCTACGCTTAGGGACTCATCCGCAGGTTTTCTGGACTAGTACGCCTAAACCTAAACCGTTCGTGCGCATGTTAATAGCGCTTAAGAGGTCAGTGTTAATATCAGGGAGTACTTATGAGAACGCTGAAAACCTATCGAATGTTGTATACGAAAACATAGCAAAATATAGCGGGACGGTTATCGGTAGGCAGGAGGTGTTTGGGGAGATTATCGACCCCGAAGAGGCCGGTTTCGTTAAGCGGTCTGATATCCGCCTGTGGCCTGCAGGTAAGCCACTCCCGAAGTTTCGCTTTGTTGTAATGTCTCTCGATACCGCCTTCACGGAAGAGACGTGGAACAAGAAAGAGCAAACAGGTGACCCAACAGCGTGTACCGTGTGGGGCTTGTTCGAATACGAGCGTCGGGAGCACATCATGTTGTTGGATGCGTGGGAGGAGTACTTGGGCTTCCCTGCACTCATTCGTCGCGTAAAGATGGAACGCTCCTTGACGTACGGCGACCACAAGGAGCCCCTCCTACGCCCCGCATTGATTTCCAAAACGGCGCGACCTGCACATACGGGGCGCCCGGTCGACCTCCTGCTGATTGAGGATACCGGCTCCGGGAAGTCGCTCATCCAGGTACTCGCTAACGAGGAAGTCTTCGCACAAGGGTTTCCGACCGACATGGACAAGCTCTCGAAGCTCCATGCAGTCTCTCCGATGTTCGCCCACGGTCGGATATGGGCTGTGGAGTCCCTAAAACGCCCTGGACAGCCGCGAGACTGGGCAGAGGGGGTCATAGGGCAGCTCTGCACTTACGTCGGCGAGGGGTCCTTGGTGCACGACGACCTTTTAGATACTTGCGTGACGGCTGAGACGCGCATCTTAACGCCTACAGGGCCACGAGCTATCTCAACAATCCAGGTAGGTGACTTGGTGCTCACGCACAAAGGCAGGTGGCGTCCGGTCACTAAGACAATGCAGCGTATTTCACCTCATGTGTACCGTTTCAAAGCGAAGACCTTGGATGAAATCTCGATTACCGGAAACCACCCCGCGTGGGTAAGTAGTGTGCGATACCAAGACGCGGCGTACCGAGAAGCGGGTGAGCCACATTTCAAGCCGGTTGCTGAAATACGCCCGCGCTCTATGTACACCTTAAACCGCAACGGTAAAGGGGTACAGTGTCCGATGTCTTCAAAACACGATGCGATTATGCTGCCTCGCTATGTACCGGAAGCAGTGCGGGTGTCTATCGATGTGTTGCAGTTTTGTCCCCGTCCTGATCTACAGGTATCAGATAGTGTAGTTAGATTGGAGCATAGCAGGGCTAAGGAAGTCTTTCGTCACATACCGCTTACCTCGGAGACGGGGTTTGTGTTCGGATTGTTTATGGCTGAGGGTTGCGTAACTAGTCGGCGAGGCGTGAAAAACTCCATCAATTGGGCATGTGACGAGGCGGCTATAAAAACATGCGCGAGAGTACTCAAGGGGCAGTTCGGGGTACGGGATGTATTGATTAGTAATGAGGGTACCCACTGGCGCGCTAACGTGGGTAGTGTGCCGCTAGCTGCGGTGTTTGAGACACTTGGATACCTGGCAGAGAACAAAGCCGTGCCGGGGTGGGTGTACGACGCGCCGGAAGATTTTGTGCGCGGATTCATTGAAGGTTATGCCCACGGTGACGGGCATGTTACGAAAAGCACTCAGACTACCTCAATTACATCTACTTCCTTGGTAGCTCTTTGGGGGGTGCGAGTGTTGCTTACTAGGTTAGGGATTTCTGCGTACATTAACCTTTCCAAATCGGCAGGTGTGCGAACAATAAACGGTAAGACGTCTCAGTGCTTGGACGCTTGGGTACTCAGCTATCAAGCTACCCCTCGCTATGCAGGTACAGCGTGCTGGCGTCCGGAAGGTGCGGCTTATTGGGTTGAGAAGAATGAGAGGGTAGAGGGCGGGTTCAGGGGTTTTGACGTCTATAACCTTTCGGTCGAAGAAGACGAAAGCTACGTTACGACGGGCGGAACGGTGCACAATTGCACCCAAGCTTTGCTTTTCTTCATGCGAAAGTTCAATATTCGCTTGACAGTGCGCACGGACCCGGTTAGGGCGATCGTGGCAGCGTCAGAGAGACTGAAACAACAACGGCGGAGCAACCCGTACGATGGGTAAACGTGAACGTAGATAGCTTTGTCAGCGTACTGCTTGCAGTCATTGGCGGATTGCTGATGATTGTTTGGGGGATGTTGACGTATGAAATACGGCTATTACGTAAGGCTGTGCACCGTACGCGTAACGGGCTGCACGCTGTGAATATTATTGTTAGTATTTTGGCTAAAAAGCAGGGCTTGGATTGGGCCAACCCGTCTCTTGAGGATAAAGACTAATGGCGCTCGATGACGAAAACGACGATAACGAAGCTGCAGAATATCCTTCAGATGGAGAGCCTAATCAGTCTGCTCCGGGGGTTACGGATACGGATGATGGCGGCGCCATTATTCAGACTGAAGATGATGAAGACGAGCCTACCGCGGACGAAAGTGACCACTTCCGTAACCTAGTACCGGAGTTGGATCAGACGCAGCTTTCGACGTTCGTAACGGAGCTAATGGAGCGGATCGAGTACGATAAGAAATCCCGCTCCGAACGCGACGAGCAGTACGAGGAGGGGCTCAAGCGCATGGGGCTTGCTGGGGAAACCGTTTCTGCCCCTGCTTTCGACGGCGCTTCTAAGGCGACGCATCCCATGTTGGGTAAGGCGACGCTGTATTACCAGTCGCACACGATCGGGGAGCTGATGCCCCCCAACGGTCCGGTGAAGGATTGGATGCCTGGGGAGCCGACACCTGACCGAGTCGAGAAAGCGAAACGTAAAACGGCGCACATGAATTGGCAGTTCCGCAAGCAAATGCCTGAATTCCGTTCGCAGCTGGAAAAGCTCCTTTCTCAGCAGCTCCCTGCCGGTTCGCAGTACATGCGCCTCGTGTACGATGGCGATAAGCGACGCCCGGTACCGACGTTCTGGCCCATTGACCAAGTCATTATCCCTGAGGCTGCATCGGACTTTTACACCGCAGAGCGACGCACGCTTCTTGACTCCATTACCCAACACGAGTTGGAATCACGCATACGCCAGGGGTACTACGTACGAGTACCGCTCACAACGTCGTCTCAGGTACCTGATAAGACTAAGGCGGAACAGGCGTCGGACGCGATCGAGGGCAAGAAAGGTAACGCATCGTCCAATGAGGACGGCTTGCGCCGTATCTACGTTGTGGAAGTGCTCGCGGAACTGGAAGACACGGACCGCTTGCGGGTGGCGGGCGACCAACGGGATTCGGAGGCTGCGGTAGATCGCGTAGGCCCTAAGCCGTACCTCGTAGAGATAGACCCGCTCAATCGTGAGTGTCTGCGCGCCGTGCGCAACTGGGAGCCTGAGGATAAGCAGTGCGAGAACCTATGTTGGCTAATCGACTTCGAGTGCCTACCGTGGCGCGGCGCGCAGTCGGTGGGGCTCATCCATTACGCAGGCTCGCTTTCTGGGGCCAGTACAGGCGCACTGCGGGCTTTGCTGGATAGTGCCCTCATCAATGCACTACCCACCCTGTTGCGGCTCAAGGGGGCGGGGGCTCCGGGGCAGACGCTGAACCTTAACGTGTGTGGCGTTACCGAGATTGAGGGCGGAGCGCTCGGGGACCAAGATATCCGTAAAATCCTCATGGCGGTACCTTTCAATCCGACGCCGGCAGTGCTGTACCAGTTGCTCGGCTGGTGCACGGATCAAGGGGAGTCTTTGGTGCGTACGACTTTCGAGAACCTCTCGGAAGACGGCTCGCCCAACATGCCGGTGGGGACGACGCTCGCGCTCATTGAGCAAGGGCTCAAGGTGCTTTCCGCAATCCACATGAGGCTCCATACTGCGATGGATCGATTGATCGGGGTTCTACACCGCATCAATCGCATGTATATCACGGATGAGGAAATACTTGATGACACGGGGGAGATGCTCGCATACCGGGCTGACTACGAAGGTCCCGTCGATGTGGTCCCTGTTTCCGACCCCCAAGTTTTCAGCGATATTCAACGCTTCGCGCAGCTCCAAATTATTCAGCAACGCGCTGACTTGCACCCGGAGCTTTACGACGCTCGTAAAGTCGAAACGCTAATACTTGAGCGGACGAAGATACCTAACGCAGTAGACTTGCTGTTACCGGTACCCGAGCCGCAAGAGCTGAATGCGATCAACGAGAACGTCGCAATGACCCTCGGGCGCCCGGTCGTGGCATTCCCTGAGCAAGACCACTTAGCGCACATTCAAGTGCACCTCGATTATATGACGAGCCCTTTCTTTGGGTTCTTGCCGATCATTGCGCCGAAGTTTATTTCAGCTTGTTTGCAACATCTGGTGGAGCACATTGCGTATTGGTACCTGTCGGAGACGGTGCGCATAGGGTCCGAAGCTGCCGGTGAAGACCTAGGTAAACTTACGCAGTTTCGCGACCCCGAGACTGCACGGGAAATGGACCAAACACTTGCAGAAGCTTCACATCATGTGATGGATAGCGCTAAGCAGGTGCTCTCAAAGATACCTGGCGTTATCCAACAGGCACAGGCAATGATGCAGAAATTCATGCCCCCACAACCGCAAGATCCGGGGCAGACCGCGCTCGCCGTTGCGGATAAGAACAACCAAGGTAAGGTGCAGGCTATCCAGGCTAAAGGGCAACAAGACCAGCAGAAATCGCAATCCGATGCGCAAGCCAAGATGCAGCAGACTATTATCGAGCAGCAAGGAGAAGACCAGCGTACTCAGGCAGAACTTGCTGAGAAGACGGATACTACCAATCGCGATAATCAAACTGCGCTGGAGATTTCCGCGGCAAAGATTGAGACTGGCCACTCTACTAACCTGTCGACTGGCACGGGTATGGAAGAGCGCGGTGGGGGTACTGAATAATGGCCATTCATGTAAACGTGTCTAAACATGTTTCTAACATACTACTTAAGGAATTGAATATGACTGATGAAGTAAAGACAGCAGCTAGTGCACAGAATACTGCGCCTCCACATACTGACCCCGCAGGGCTACACAATGTTGGAATGCAAGCTGCGGGGACGCAAAACGCGGTAACGCCGCCTGTAGAGCATCCGTCTTCTGGGTGGTGGAAACCGGGTGCTGTCCCTGTGGGGTCAACGCCCACTGCGGCGGAAGACATTACGGTGCCTACCGCTATCGCTTTGCTAGAAGCACGTCTCATAGAGCTGGAAAACGTTGTGCACGCGATTGCGCCTTACAGCCGCAATGCGGAGCATAGTGGGGTGGTGAAGTGGGTTGAAAAGATCGGCGCGCGAATCAAGACGGCGGTAGGGATAAAGTTGTGAGGGATGAAAAAGCTTACAACCAAGGAGCGCCGTTGTCGCAAGAGCAGCAGCTTTACCTGAAAGAGCTGCAAGCGGTGGAAGCTGACTTCTGTACCTTGTGCAGTAAGATAGGCACGAGTCGCGAGTTATCGTTAGCAGCTACCAACATGCAGCAGGCCGCAATGTGGGCTGCGCGTCATGTGCTGGGGGGTAGCTTTAAGTAAGCGGAACGGCTACGCTCGCGTGCGGGACATACTACGCACGCGAGGTTTGCCATGGCGGATAAGTACGGTGGGCCGGTCAATAAGCACCAAGAATTGGCGCAGACTGGGCACGTAGACGGGTACGCAAAAGGCGGCTCCGTGCATCATTCAAGCGGAGGACATACGTCGATGAAGCACGAGAACCAGCACCACGGGCACGGTAAGCATGGGCACAAGGGTCCGCATGAACATTACACTTCCCCCGGGAGTAGTGAACACAGTGGGCACAAGGGTAATAGCGTGCATACCCTTGTAAACCAAGGGAAAAATACCCCCGAGGAGCTGTACCATACGCATACGACTGACATTGAGACGGACGGCGGCGGAGACCATAGCTCGGGCAGCGACGCGCCGCGCGGTACGGGCAGCACGCGTAACCGCATCTAGGGCTTGACTTTTTCCGCCAAAGCCCTAGCGTTATGTCTGTATTAGATCGGTTTATCGGTGAACTCGCGACGCTTCGCAGCCAGGTTGCCGAGTCCAGCTTGACCAACCCGGAAGACAAAACAGCTTTCGGGTTTGGTCGTGCGACAGGGCGACTTGAGGGTTTGCGGCTCGCAGAGGAAACGTTGAATCGATTGTTGAAAGACCCTGCGGAGGACGAATAGTTGGCGTATCGAGATGAAGTTGAAGCTGCGCGAAAGCTGAAAACCACTTCGCGAGAGGTCCCGCTTGAAAAGCTGGAACACCTCGCAGTGGCGAAGTTCGCCAAGTCATCCATCGCCTACGATTCTCTGGAGCAGGCCTTTCCGACGGCGGACCCGGGACTCATTCCGTTCGGTACGGATGTTCTGGTGCAGATCCGGACGCCCCGCACGCGGACTAAGGGGGGTATTTACTTGCCCGAGGAGTCGCGCGAGACGGACCTCTGGAACATGCAGGTTGCGAAGGTGATCCGAATGGGTCCAGTCGCATTCTGCAATCGCGAGACGCTCAAGCCGTGGCCAGAAGGCCAATGGTGCACGATCGGTGATTTCGTGCGCGTGCCCAAGTACGGCGGCGACCGCTGGTGGGTCGATGTACCCGGTAGTGAAGACGGCAAGGCTCTGTTCGTGTTGTTTGATGACCTCGTCATGAAGGGGCGCATCCCCGACGACAAGGTGCTTGATATGGTGGCGTACATCTGAGGACGACAGAAGGTGGTCCGGCTCGTCGTGATGACGACCCGCGCCCAGCTACACAATGGCAGACAAAGACACCGAAGAAAAAATCATCCCTGTAGGGCCGGGCGTTGAGGACGAAGCCTCGACGGGCGCTACGCGCGAGGAAGAAGACCTCGATCAAGGGTATTCCTATGAGGACAAGGAAGACGAGCCGCGCGCTGCGGGGGATGAGCGCACAGGGCACGCCGAGGAAGAACCAGAAGGGGCTGATGAGCGCGGGCTGACTCGTGAGCAGAAGAAGCGCAGGAAGCGACGTGAGCGCTACGACGCGGCGGTACGCGAGCGCGATTTCTACCGAGCACGCGCAGAGCAGCTTGAAGCGGAGCGTCGTCGAGACCTTACGGCGCTTGAGTCTAGGCAGACCCAGACTGATGTGCTTACCATTGACGGGCGCATCCAGCAGGCCGAGAACGATATTCGTGAGGCGGAGTCGCTTTACGTCCAGGCGCGCCGCAATAACGACCCTGAAGCCGAGATTGAGGCGACGCGCGTCCGCGAGCAGCTCCAGCGGGGTTTACAGCAGCTCCAGTACACTAAGAACCAGACCGTAAGGGGCGCGCAGGAGCGGCGCACGCAGCAGACACAGCCCTTCGGTATGGATCCTGAGATTGCTGCGCAGGCGAGCGGCTGGATGCGTCAGAACACGTGGTTTGATCCCCAGCTTCGCGATGAAGACTCGGCTATCGCACATGCGGTGGAGCAGCAGGTAGCACGCGAGCGTCGGTTTTCTCCGCGGACCCGCGAGTACTGGGACGAAGTCGACCGTCGCGTCGCTAAGCGCCTCCCTGACCGTTACGAGTCCCGTGAGCGCGGCCCGGACGATGAGGACGAAGAAGATGAGGAGGCGCGCCGCCCCGCGCGGCGAGCGAACGGCAACGCACCTGCGCGCAAGCCATCTGGCCCCACTATCAAAGTGGCGGGTCGGGAGCGCCCTCTGCGTAAAGGTGAAGTTTTCATCGATGAGGAGCGCAAGCAGGCTCTTATCGAAGCAGGTAAGTGGGACGATGAAGTCGCGAGAAATCGCGCACTGAAGTACTACCAGAATTATGACCGGGCCGCTGGCAGGCGTCCGAGATAACGAGACACCCCCATGGCCAACCCTAGACAGTCGATTAAGCGGATTCGGAAGGATGCTCCGGGCCGGGAAGATCGCGCGATGAAAGATCGGGCGATTACCGAGCGTAGGCAGCTGACTGATGAAGAGCGCGTTGAGTTGTTGAAACGTGCAAATTTCCAGTCTTCTTTGCCTAACATCCCCCACATACCTGGGTACCATGTATGTTGGGTTTCTACGACGCATCCAAACGATACTCCGCAAGGGCGCGAGCAGCTGGGTTACTCGTACATCAAGCGGGAGGAAGTCCCTGAGTTCACGTACACGGACCAGCGCACGGGGGATTTCCCGGGTGTGATCACGTGGCGTGAAATGGTCGGGATGAAGATTACTCTCCACGAGTACCAGTTGTACATGGAGACGTTGCACCACCACGAGCCAGCTCGAAATGAAGAAGCTATTTACAATAGCGCCTTCGAAGCTGGGGAAGTAGCGGCGCAGTCCGCAAAACGGGGCGGCAAGATGCGGGCTCCGGTAGTAGAGGCAGGCATTGAGGAGCTGGGACAGGCCCGCGAAGCCCCCAACTTCTGTGAAACAGAGATGGAGGGCTAGCGGATGACTTTCTCATCTGTGAGGCTCCTACCGTGTCACTTGTATTTGCTCCGTACGGGCTTGCGCCCGTGGCTCACGAATCCGGAATAGTTCGTCCGGCGTTTGGTTCTGGCGGGGGTCAGCCTCTAGGTGGGTATACCATCGCGAGCGGCTACGCCAACAACATTTTTCTGAATTCGCCTATCGGTATCGACACGGTCACTCCTACGTCGAATATCGTGTTGATTGCGGCTCAGGGCGCGTCAGCTGTCACTCCAACACTGGCCAATAAGCTACTCGGCTCCTTCCAAGGGGTTGAATTTACGTTGGCCACGGGGCGCCGTACGGTGTCCAATTTCTGGCCTGCCGGTACTGTGCCCTTCGCAGGCTCGCAGACAGTTGCCTGGATTACGCGCGACCCGCGTATCCGTTACCAGATTCAAGCGAACGGCCCAGTGGCCGCAACCCCAACGGCGACGGTGCCATCGATGGGTACCCTTGCGTCGTTTACTGCGAACGGGTCGGCTAACGGTAATGCTACGACGGGGTTCTCTACGGTTGCACTGGATACGACCACTGCAAACATGAGTAACACTCTAAACCAGCCTACGACGTTAAACCAACTACGCATAGTCGGGTTCGCGCAGCAGATTGATAATAACCCTGGAGATGCATTTACTCAGGTAATTGTCGAGATTGCGCTTCACCAAGATCTACCTCTGCCGGGCGTCGCTTACTAACACTCCGCAACTTAACGCCACAGGAGATTTACTATGGCACTTCCAATGCGGAGTACAGACTTCCGCTCAGTCGTTGAGCCCATCCTCAACGAGACTTTCGACGGCATTTACGATCAGCGTGCGGATGAGTGGAAGCTCATCTTCCGCGAGTTCCGCGGCACCCCTCGTAATTATCACGAGGAGCCGGTGCTCTTCGGGATGGGCGCAGCGCCCGCGTTGCCAGATGGCACCCCGGTCACATACCAGTCGGGCGGAGTGCTCTACATCCAGCGCTACCTGTATGCAGTCTTCGGGTTGGCTTTTGCGCTGACCAAGGTACTGGTCGAAGACGGCGATCACATCAAGATCGGCACTATTTTCGCCGAGCACTTGGCGCAGTCGTTAGTCGAGACGAAAGAAGTTCTCTGTGCGAATGTGCTCAACAACGGGTTCAACGCAGCTTTCCCTGGGGGGGATGGTGTCGCGCTGATTGCGCCGAACCACCCCTTGGCGCCTCCTGCCGGGTCCTTTAGCAACCAGCTCACTACGGCTGCAGCATTGTCCCAGACTTCGTTGGAGCAGATGCTCATCCAGATACGCAATGCCGTGGATAATAACGGCAAGCGTATTAGGCTGACCCCGCTTCAGCTGATCACGTCGCCTTCGAACGTGATGCAAGGTGAGGTGCTCTTGAAGAGTGTCCTACGTGCAGGGACCGCAAACAACGATGTGAACCCCATCAAGTCGTTGGGTCTCTTGCCGAAGGGGCAGGCTAACATCTCGCGCCTCACGTCGCAGACTGCTTGGTTTGTGCAGACAGACGTGCGTCAGGGGCTGAAGCTCGCAATGCGTCGTACCCTGGAGAAGAGCATGGAGGGTGACTTCGAGACCGATTCCATGCGCTATAAGGCGACTGAGCGCTACATTCCTAACTTTACGGACCCAAGATGTGTGTTTGGCACAGCCGGGTTATGAACTTGCTTCTGTAAGCTAACCTATTAGGTAGTTCAGTGTTGAGGCGCCCCGCATTCCGCGTACAGCCTCCGTACGGATTCGTCCCCGTACTGAGAACCTACGTCGTCTGCGGGGCGCTTCTCCTTAGGTGACTCATGGCGTCGATTACCGACACCTCCGCTGCAATATCGACGGGTCAAGTTGCGGTAACGTCGTCGGCTGCAGTACAGATTCGCCCAACTAACGCCAACCGCTCTAAGTTAACCCTTTCCAGCAGCGTCCCCATTTATATTGCGGATTCTTCGGGCGGTGCGGCTACTGGTTACCCCCCATTTGGTACCAATAACGGGGGTATAAATTACGACATACCGACACAAGACGCCGTATGGGCTATAGGCGTTGGCCCTAACGGCACAGTGTTGTTTATGGAATTCCATACCCCATGAGAGTATTACATGTTCGATATTGAAATTAGTCGTTACATTTTCGGGGGTAACAATACTCGCGATAGTGAGTTGTTCTCTGACCAACCCGTAGATGATTGGACTAAGAATCACAATTACTTTCAAGATTTTGACGACTATTTCGGTCCTACTGCAGTTGCTACCCCAACGGTCGGCGGCTTTACCTTATCAGGAGCTGGGTCTACTGTTACGCAGCCAAACGTAGACGGGGGTGTAATTAGCATCAACGCTGCAGCTTCCACTCCTACGTCGTTACAGAAGCAAGGCCACTTTATGGTCAGGGCTGGGCTACGTACCTTTTTCCGCCAGCTGATCTCAGTTGACAATGTTCTCGGCCTTGTATTAGCGGGACTTACCAATGTAACAGGTACTCCATTTACTGGAGGGCAGTTGACGGATGGATGGTGGTTCTCCTCTACTAACACCGGAGCACTTAGCTTCAATGTTGCGACAGGTGGAGTAGTCACTACCGTGGCGTGTGGGGTTAGTTTAATAGGGGGTAACTTTGCTACCCTAGGGGCGTATTGGGACGGTGCGCTGTATTCGCAGCACCAGCCAAATGGGGTAATCGTATGGGAGTGTGCCCCTCCACCCTTTGGGCTTGCGTCGGGGTTAACAGGCCCTGCACGGGGCTCTATCCCTGCTCCCGCTAATTTCCCTAGCGCTGCTCTATTGGCATTTTTGTCGGGGGTTAGCCCCTCAACCGCAGCAGCCCGGGCTCTTCAAGTGGATTATTGGTACGGCTTAAAAGACCGCGTTAACTTCACTCAGACACCCCCTTTCTAGGAGCGTTTTTATGTTTGATACACAAGTTACACGGTTTTATCCCGGCGCTACGGATTCACGGGATACCGCAATTTTCTCGGATATCTATGCCCTAGACCGCACGAGTAAGCTCATCGAATACCTGAATGATTTTTTCGACTATGCCGGCCCAGCTACTGCAACTACTGCGGGGGGGTTTACCTTATCCGGTACAGGCGCTACGGCGGCTAGAATTGCAGGGGATAGCGGGCTACTCACTGTAGTAGCTGCCGCAAGTACTTTTGGTTCATTGCAGAAAGACTTGGCCGATTACGTTTTAGTACCTGGGTTTCGAAGTTGGTTTAAGTTCATTGGTAAGCTGGATAGTTTACTGGGTAACAGTATCGCAGGTATGGTGAACGCGACAGCTACTCCTTTCTCGGGAGGTAGCATTACAGACGGTATTTGGTTTACTACAGACGTGACTACAGGGGAGATAAAAGGTAACGTTGCAACGGCAGGTACCGTACAGACGGTAGACTTGGGGGTGCAGATTATCGCGGGGCAGCTTTACCAGCTAGCGTTTTACCATGATGGTGAGGTTTACAACATTGCCCCTAACGGTAGAGTTATTTTCGAAGCTACTACTGCGCCTACTTCGTTAGTTCCAGCAGTGATCGCCCCCGCCCGCGGAGAAATTGCGCCCATACCTGCATTTCCAGGCTCGACTGGATTGGTGCAAACGATTGCGGTAAACGCCTCGACAGCTGCGGCGCGTACGTTGACTGCTGATCTTTTCTACTTCTCCAAGGATCGCACTAATATTAACGTTACTCCACCCTTCTGAGGTAGATCATGCGCCCCATTACACAAACGCGCACACTGGCTGCGGCGGCTGTTGCCGCTATTTGCGCTGCCCAAACTACCGCGGGCGCAGGAAACCTCGTCATCAACGGCTCGCTAGCCTCGGGGGGCGTTGCGACACTGGCTTCACAGCAGGTTCTTGGGGTTACTTCTGCGGGTAACCTATCTGCGGTCAATTTCACGATCACAGGTACAGACGATCAGGGGCGCGTGATTTCGCAGACGATTGCGGGTCCTAATGCTAATACTGTACAGACTACGCTGAACTACCGCACTGTAACGCAAATTGCGGTAAGTGCGGCGGTAGGCACAAACGTTACTGTGGACACGCTGCAGATTGGAGCTTCTACTGAAGTACCCCTGGATCAGTACATAACTAACTTCAACGTGTCGATTGCTGTGGAAGTGACTGGCACAGTTAATTACACTGTACAATACACTTTCGACGATATTTTTGGGGGTGCTCCTGGGCCTTTCAACTGGATTAACTTTACTACTCTAACGGCACAAACTGCTAACAATAACGGTACTCTAATATCTCCTGTACGGGCGGTCAGGTTACTAACAAATTCTGGAAATGGCGTCGCTAAAATGCTCGTGATCCAGAGTGGTTTAACTTAGATGAGTAACCCAGTTGAAGGCAGTGGTACACAAGGCGGCTTCGTAGGACTTACCGGGGCCACAGGCGCTACTGGATCCGCGGGTGCGACAGGGGCTACTGGCGCGGCTGGACCTGTTGGAGTAACCGGAGCAACTGGGGCAACGGGTTCTGTAGGAGCTACAGGTACTACGGGGGCAACCGGAGCTACTGGAGCAATGGGTACTACAGGCCCGACCGGATTAGTAGACGTCCAGACTTTTTTATCGTCAGGTACCTGGACTAAGCCCGCAGGGTCTCCTGTGCTCACTAGGGTTATATGCATGGGGGCCGGGGGAGGGGGAGGGTCTGGAGCTTCTTTTGCTC